GCATGTCGCCGCCCTGGGCGCCCGCACCGTCGCGCAAAGCCCGACGATCAACATCGCGACCGATCAGCCCGCAATCGCGGTCGACGCGAAGTCGAATGCACATGACGTTTCCGCTGTCATCACACGTCCTGGCAATATAAACCCATACGCCGCAGGCGATGTGTTAGGCGGCGCATGCACGTTCGTTGGCGCAAGCAAGCCGGGGGCGTCTGTACTCATCACGAGCGCACAGCTTGAACTCAGTTTCGCAAATCTCCCGGCGGGCATGACCACATTCCGCCTTTACCCTTACAGCGCCGTCCCATCATCGGGGATTGCCGACAACGCGCCTTATAATTTGACCGCAGATGATCGGGCATCTTTCCTAGGCTTCGTCGACCTTGGCGCCCCGGAAAAAATCGGCGGGGCGGTCTACTGCGAAGTGACTGGCGTTCAAAAGCAGATCAAGTCAGTTTCTGCCGATCTGTTCGGCTATCTCGTGACTGCTGGTGGATTTGCACCGGCTAGCAACAGCGAGGTTTACAAGGTCACTCTGCACACGGTTGAGGTCTGACATGGCCCTCGCTTTTGCAGCAAAGCGCGCTCTTCTTTTTGGGGCGAAGCCGAAGGTCGTCTACACACCTCCGTCGGGCAAACTGGCGATTGGTTCGAAGGTCGGTTTCATCGGTGATAGCATCCTGAATTACAACCATGTATCGGCATCCGGCCTGAACCAGATCAGGCGCTTGTCCCGTGGCGAGTTGACTTACGCCCATATGCGTTCGCCGCGTTGGCGCGCCGACACTTGGCACGACGATGCCGACGCGAACGGTCGGTTCTTTACGGGCGCAAATCATGGAGTGTCGGGAGATACGACGACCGGGGTCTTGCTTCGTTTGAGCGCCATTATTTCGATGGCGCCCGCGCTATGCGTGGTTGCTGTTGGGACTAACAATCTAAGCCCGACAACTACCGCGATAACCGAAATTCAGTCGATATGCGAGCAGCTTCTGGCAGCCAACATCAAGGTTCTGCTCTGCACGGTGCGCCCTTGGTCGACGGCGAAGTCGGGCGATAACCCGACTTCGCGGGCAAATCGCGTGGCCGTCAACAATGGAATACGCACCTACGCTGCGTCGAAAGCTTCAGACGTATTGCGTTTGTGCGACTTTGATCTCGTCTACGACCAAGATAACGACGGCTATGGACCTGTTCCATGGTTCACTGACGGCTTGCATCCGATCGACCTAGGCGCGTCGAATGCCGGCATATTTGTGCAAACCATGCTCGACGATTGGTTTGAAGCCGGCAACTGGCTGACCGCCAATTTTTGGGACGCTGGCAACCTGCAGACAAACCCGACCTTCACGGGAACCGGAGGGGGTATTGGAGCCGGCGTGTCCGGCGCAGTACCGGCGAGCTGGCGTGTCCAGCGAGGCGGATCGGGATCATCGGTCTGCAACGCCTCGATCGAGGTAAATGTGGAAACCGGCGGAAATTCCGTCGTACTCGATGTCACCCCTTTCGGGGGCAATCTAAACGAACGTTTCGAACTACAAATCGGGTCCGTCGGTCAGGTCAATACTGCTGCCCTAGACGGGCAATGGGCTATGGCCTGGGCAGAGTTGGAGTACGATGACAAGGCATGGTGGGGTTGCCCTCAGTTGCAGTTGTTCCACGGCATAGACGGTACGCAATTCGGTGCTGTTGGCTACAACACGCTGTCGCCGATCAATATGGCGCCAGTGAATGGCAGGCTTTGGGTTTCCACAGCACCCGTGCTCATGCCGGCCGGCACGACGAGTTATAAGCTCATCCTCCAGATGCGCTTTAACCCCGTTGATGGGGTAGCTGCCGGGAATGGTCCCGCGCGGGTGAAAATTCGTCGAGTGTGGGCGGGAGCAATTCCAAACCCGAAGACCCATTGGAACCGCTAACTCGGCCCCTAAGTTGGTCGGGTTCCTAGCGCCACTTACGCAAGACAAATTTCGAGAAAATTGAGAAATTAACAGTCTGATTTTCATAGCGGTTTTCAGTAAATTTTCTTTTGCAAACCTCCTCGGGCCATGGACCTCGAAGCGGTAGGCGGTAGGCAGCCCCGGTTCCGGTTTGAACACCTTTTCACGGAACCGGGCGCGGCGCCTAAGGGAAAATTTATGGCCGGATCGCTTACATCCACTCTCGTTGTCCGCCTACTGGATCAAGTCACGGGGCCGGCGCGCACTGCAGGCCGCTCGCTACTCGGGCTGAACAAAGCAGCAAGCGGCGCCTCGGGAGCGTTCGGCGCTCGCCTGGGCGCCGCCATCGAGCGCAACAATCGGGCGCTTGATCAGACACGCGGCCGGATGATCGACGCCGTCGCCGGGTTCTATTCGCTGAAAGCTGCCATCGGCGGCCCGGTAAAAGCGGCGATGGAATTCGAAAGCGCAATGTCGGATGTTCGGAAGGTCGTCGACTTCCCGACCCCGCAGGCGTTCAAGGATTTTCAGCAAGCTCTTGTTGACTTGTCGAAGCGCGTCCCGCTGTCAGTCAATGGCCTAGCGCAGATCGCCGCGGCTGCCGGTCAGGCCGGCATCGCCGGCGACGACCTCATCAAATTCACGGAAGCCGCCGCGAAGGTCGGCGTCGCCTTCGACATCAGCGCCGACGAGGCTGGCGATGCGATGGCGAAGCTTATGACCGGCCTCGGCTTGTCGATCGATCAGGCGGTTTCGCTGACCGACGCGATGAACCATCTTTCGAACGCGCAGGCATCGTCGGCGGCGGAAGTCCTCGACGTTGTCCGTCGCGTCGGCGCCCAGGCGAAGCAGTTCGGCTTTACCGCCGAGCAAGTCGCGGCGTTCGGCTCGGCGATGGTCGCGGCCGGTTCCGAAAGCGATGTCGCCGCGACCTCCTTCCGAAACATGGGTCTTGCTCTGACGAAGGGCGCCAGCGCGACGAAGGCGCAGCGCGGGGCTTATGAACGGCTCGGGCTGAGTTCGAAGCAGGTCGCGAAGTCGATGCAAAAGGATGCCGTCGGAACGACGCTCAAGGTCATGGAGGCGATCGCCAAACTACCGAAGGATGAACAAGCGTCGATATCGTCCGATCTGTTCGGCAACGAGGCGCGCGCCCTACCGATCCTTTTGACGAACCTGGGCCTACTCAAAGACAGTCTCGGCCTCATTTCGGATGAAACGAAATACGCAGGCTCGGCTCAGGCGGAATTCGAAAAGCGGGCAGACACGTCCGCAAACACCTTTCAAACCCTTGGCAACCGCGTAACGGCCTTCGGCATTTCGATCGGCAACGCCCTTATTCCTGCACTCAAGGAAATGGCTGTTCGGTTCGGGCCTGTCGTCGATCGAATGGCCGCTTTCGTCGATCGCAACCAATCGCTGATACGAGCCATCGGGCTAGCAGCCGCGGGGTTAATTTCCTTCAAGATCGCGACGACGGCGCTAACCTTCGCGGGCTTGCTCGGCCGAGGCGGCGCCCTGTCGATGCTGTCGATCGGGTGCAATTCGGTCGGCCGCGCTGCGATCGGGGCGACCCGGGCGGCGAGGTCGGCGGTCGCGCTGCAAACCGCCCTCGGCGCCATGTCCGGCATGAAGTTGACCGGGCTGCAGACGATCGGGACGGCGTTGCGTGGCATCGTCTTCGCGGTCCCCGGCGTGTCTGCGATATCCGGCGCGCTGACCGCCATAGGCGGCGCGCTGGCGGCGGTATCCGCCCCGGCATGGCTTGCCATCGGGGCCGCTGTCGCCGTCGTCGCGGGCGCGGGCGCACTCCTTTACAAGTATTGGGATCGCGTTTCGTCGATCGTCAGCGGGGTCGCTCGCAGGATCGGGGAAGAGCTACGGCCCGCCCTCGATCTGATCAGGCCGGCCCTTGACTTCGTCAGCCCGGCGATTGCTGCGCTCGGCGATGCGTTCAGCAGCGCCCGAACGAAGATCGCCGAATTCGGGTCATGGATCGCGTCGTTCTTCTCGAAAGAAGTCTTGTCGGACGAGCAAAAGGCCGGGTTCGAAAAGGCCGGCTACGATGTCGCCGATGCGATGATCAATTCGATCAAGTCCGCGTTTCACGGGTTGATCGATTGGTTCAAGACCTTGCCTTCGAGGATCGTCGAAGCGATCGGAAACATCGATATATCCCGTCTGATCAAATGGCCGTCGCTTCCGTCATGGATGGGCGGCGGATCATCGACACCATCGACGCCGCCGGCCGCCGCAAACAGCAACAGCGCCGGGCCTGGTATCTCGGGACATCGCGCGACCGGCGGCAACGTCTGGCCGGGCGGTTCCTTCCTTGTTGGTGACGGCGGGGAAGAAGAAATCTTCCGGCCGAAGACGGCGGGGACGATCACGCCGGTCAGCAAGGCCGGCGGCGGGGGCGGCATCCACTTCGGCGACATAATCATCCAGGGCGCCAGCAACCAGCAGGAAACCGCAAGGGTTGTTTTGCAGGAACTGGACAGCAAACTTGCCGGTCTGCTTCGCGGATCGCATGCAGACAGCGGGGCTTATGGTTGATGGGCACACTCTGGAAAGACTTGCTCGATCGGGTGACTAGTGGCGGCGGCATGGCAGCGGTGGAAGTTGCCCTTGAACGCAGTTGGTTCAAGCGAGGCGTCATAAGCGCCTCTGGCGATGCGAAAGCTGGCGAGACGGAATACGAGGTCGCCTCCGCCTGGGCATTCAGCTTCGAGGCTGGGGCGCTCGATGCCTTGCGGTTCGCTCGCGCTATCCTCAGCGATCCGGCCTGCCGAGGGCGCGAACTCGAAGCGCTAAAGATGATCGAGCAAGGCCTCGGTCACGCTGCCGTAGTTGCGGCCCTGCGGGCGCCACAAGGCGGACAGGCAGGCGAGGACAGCACGGTCGTTGCCTTCCCTGCGCGGGAGGGTCGAGCATGACAGCCTGCGCGATCTCGGCCGATGTCCGGGGCGCCGACAAGGCCGCCCTGGGTAGGGACCGTCTGAGGCCCACCCACCTTACGGGTACGCAGCACCCCACCACGCCTGTGATCTTCAGGTTCAAAAAACTCATTTCCGTTTCCGCAAGGAGGAACCCTCGATGACGAGAAAAACCGCAGCAAGAGTGACCGACGCTGAGTTGCCGGAAACGGTCACCGGCCGCGCCCTGGGGGCGCTGACCGGCTTGACCGACAGGCAAATCCGAAACCTCGCCGCCGAGGGCGTCGTTGTGAAAGCGGATCGCGGCCGATATCTGCTGATCGCGAGCGCCACGGCGATTTTGGAGCGGGCGCGATCGCAAGGCACGGACGCCGCGGCGGCAGCGCGCGTCGAGTATGTGAAGACTAAGGCGGAAGCTGCGGCGCTAGCGTTGGCCGAGAAGCGCCGGGAACTCGTCCCGGTTGAGGATTGCAATCTCGTCTTGGACATGATGGGCGCGGAGTTCAAAAACCAGTTCCTGGGCCTGCCGGCGCGCTTCACCCGCGATCTGGATTTGCGACGCCGGCTCGAAGCCGAAATACACGACAGTTTTAACCGCATCGCGAAAAAATTCGATGAGGCCGCGGAATTCGTACGCGAAGGCGGCGACCCCTACGGGATGCAAGAGCATGACTGAGCTTGCCCCAACGCCGGAACCATTCGGTCCCTCGGCCACTTGGTTGGTTCCGAGAACGGCCCGCGAACTTGCCATTGTGCAGGCCGAAATCCAGAAGGCGGAAGCCACTTTTTGGCCCATGATCGAAGCCCGGCGGGCGGGCGAAATGACTGAATTTGCCCCGGATCGGCGCATTGCCTTCCATGAGGCGGGACATGCCATTGTCGGCCTTCTCGTCGGGATATCTCCGGAATTCGTCTGTGCATCCGCCGAGGGAGGCGCCGTCATATGGTCGACGCCGGCCCCTTCGAAAAACGGCAATGGACGGCTTGTTACGCTCATGGCCGGACCAATGGCCGAAGGAATTCCAGATAACTGGACGCATCGTCCAACGGACGAGGAAGTCGAGGCGGGCTTGGTCTGTAGCATGTCATCTTCCGACCTCAACCAGATTTTCAGATGCCTTGCTGACCGGCGTCTGCCTGGCAGCGATCGCTCAGTCATGGACGAGTTTCGGCAGCTAGAGGCGGCGACAATTGCAATTCTTGCCCGGAACGATGTTCGCGCCGCCATACGGGCGGTCGCGGGCGAACTGATGAGCGTCGGCCGACTGACCGGCGACGCCGTAATAGAAATTGCGTCTCGCCACGTTGTGCCGGGCTCGCTTGTTGGAGAAGTTGAATGAGTATCATCGATAAATTTAGGACGGCCCTGCGGTCGCCAGACGCGACCCTCGTCGACCTTCGCGCGGCCCTCGCCGGGATCGATATCGCCGCCCTTGAAGGCGCTGTCGTTGCGGCACAGCGCGCCCGAGCGAGCCTTCTGCTCGATGGGAGCGAAAAGGAACTCGACGCGGCCGACGCTACCCTAACACGGGCTATTCGGGAGCGGGACAAAGGCTTGGCAGCCCAAGAGCATCTGAATGTCCGTATCGCCGAGGCCGAGGCTGCGGCTGCGGCTGCAGACCTTGATGCAGAGCGCGACGCATTCGAGCGCGAAGCGGAGACGGTAAAGCGGTTGCTGCTAAAGGAATATGTCGCTCATCAGGCGGCCATGGTGACGATCCTTCAGCGCCTCGACGCCGCTGAAGACGCCGTGACAAGGCACAACGAGCTTCGGGCAAAGGCCGGCCGAACCGATCGTCTGGCGCCGGTTGAAACCCGGGCTTTCCCAGTCCCCACAAACCAGTTTGCCGGGGTCTACTCCGTTCGTCGGCGGACCTCGTTCCGATCCGTGGGCAACGCGCCGTCGTGGAATGACGACGCCAGCGACTTCCTAGTTCTCTGAAAGGACACGACATGCGAAACATTCTTGAAACGCATCAGGTTCGGGATATCGGGACGCCCTCCGATGATCAGCAACGCCGCGCAATCGAGGTTCGGGCGTCCTCCTTCGACGAGGCGTCGAATTCGATCGAGGTCATATGGACGACCGGCGCGAAGGTTCGCCGGTACTCTTGGCGGGACGACGTACACTATGACGAGGAACTGATTGTCTCGTCGTCTGCAGTTCGGCTCGACCGCCTGAATGGCGGCGCCCCGTTCCTCGACACACACGACGATTATCAGCTTTCGTCGGTCATCGGCTCGGTCGTCCCCGGGTCGGCGAAGATCGTCGACGGTAAGGGCATTGCCCGGGTTGCGCTGTCGGTCGCGGAAGAACACAGCGGGATCGTTGCGAACATCAAGGCGGGTGTGATCAGGAACATCAGCGTCGGCTATCGCATTCACCGCGTCGAGAAGGACGAAGCCGGCGACGGTTCAATCGCGGTCTGGCGCATCGTCGATTGGGAACCGCTCGAAATCTCGGCGGTCGCCGTTCCTGCAGATGCGGGGTCGACGATCCGTTCGGAGGAAAGGGCAACTGACCTTAGCGCTGCCGATCAACAGGCGGTCGCCCAGGCGGTTGCAGCAGCGAGGAACGCCGAGCGGGAACGGTCCGAGGAAATCGGCAAGATCGCGCGCGATGCCGGCCTTCCCGAGATGGGAACCGAGCATATCCTTGCCGGGACGTCTGTCAGCGAGTTCCGCGACGTTGTACGGGATCATGCGGCAGCGCGTGTCGCAGCCACCAACGATAGCCAGCGCGCCGAGAAGCGCGCAGCGGCGATCACAAACGCCCTGCAGCATCGCGCCGATCCCGCAAGCTTTGAGGACGGCCGACGGCCGGGACTTCCGCGGGATGACCCTGATCGAAATCGGCCGCGACATTCTCGAAGCAAACGGTATCAGCACGCGCGGCATGTCCAGCAACGAGATCGCGGGGCAAGCGCTGGCGAGCCGATCGGGCGGCCTGCAGTCGACGACCGACTTCGGCGGCATCCTCTCCAACATGGCAAACGCGACGCTTCGCCGGGCTTACGATGCCGCCCCGCAGACCTTCCGTCCGATCGTTCGCGAAACATCGGCCCTGAACTTCAAACCCATCACCCGCGCCCAGTTCGGCGAAGCGCCTGCCCTCAATAAGATCAGGGAGAACGGCGAATTTACCCGGGGCACGATCGGCGAGAGCACCGAACAATACCGGCTCGCCACCTACGGCCGGATCGTCGCCATCACCCGCCAAGTACTCTTGAACGACGATGTCGACGCCTTCACCCGCCTGCCGGCCGCCTTTGGCGTCCAGGCGGCGCAGCTTGAGAGCGATCTTGTTTGGGGTCAAATCCTCGGCAACCCCGTCATGAAGGACGGCAAGACGCTGTTCCATGCGGATCACGGAAACATCATGATCCCGCAGGTTATCGGCCTGTGGAGCGTTTCCGCCGGGCGGACCATGTTTGCGAAACAGACCGGTCTCGACGGCAAGACGACCCTCAGCTTGACGCCGAGCTTCATTATCGTCCCTGCGGCCCTCGACATCCTTGCGCAGCAGTTCATCGGCAGCATCCGGCCTACCACTACCGCCGACGTTGTACCCGAGGGCCTGAGCCGCCTTCAGGTCATCAGTGAGGCGCGGCTCGACAACGGCATCGATCGCCCGGAAGACGACATCGTCGTCGAGGGCGACCCCCACGCCTGGTACATGGCCGGTAGTCCGACGCAGTGCGAGATCGTCGAGATCGCGTATCTGGAAGGCAACCGCGGCGTTTACACGGAAACCCGCACCGGCTTTGACATCGACGGCATCGAAATCAAGGCCCGCCTCGATGTGGCAGCGAAGATCATGGATCACCGGAACATCGCGAAGAACCCCGGGGCTTGAGCGATGGGAGGCCGAAGACCTCGGCCTCCCGGCCCCCTGGGTCAGAGTTCCTATAGTGCCGCCCCGGTCATGCGCAGCCGCTGCAGCCCTGTGCCTTCGCGTTTTCTCGTTTTTCGATTTCCCATTCACGTTCACTATTGAGAGGCAAAATGACGGAAGAAAAGACCCTATTGTTCGTGAAGTCGAAAGATCGATCGGCTTGGCTCGATCGTCTCCGGCGAGACCCGCGGGTCCCGCACTCCGCTTTCAGGTTCGCCTACCTGCTCGCTCAGACCGCAAACGACAACGGAACTCTTTCACAAAGGGTCGGCGACATAGCCGGGAGGGCTGGCGTCCAACCGCAAATGATAATTAAGGGGATAAGGCGGCTTGCTGATCTCGAATACGTTTCGTTGGAACCGGGCGGCCACGGACAGCCCTGGCGGGTCACAATCCGCCCCATCAGCATCGCGAAGCGTGACAAGAGACAGCGAAACTCGTGACATCGGGTGACATTTCCTAACGTTTTCCGTGTCACGATCACCTGAGGGTGCCGCCTTGCATTTGGAACTGCATGACGTTTGGACGCCGAAGCTAGTCGGCGAGGAACTGCTCGAAGCTGTCCGATGGGCGAACCGCTCGGCGGGGCCGGTCGGTCCCACCCGGCTTCGATCGAACCTTCCGAACCTAGCGATGATCACTGACGACGCGGACTTCGACGGATGGCCGCCGATCGAGTTTCGGCCGATGCGGCGGGCGCTGCCGCCCGCTCGCGTCTCACAGCTAGAGCGAGCCCTCGGTTGGCAGATGACCTATCTGAAGGATCACCCAGGCGCAGCGCGCGTCTTGAAACACTGGGTTAGGGTACGGCTGACGAAGGGCATGACGTTCGATCAAGCCTGCGATCGTCGCGGATGGGCTCGGCCTACTGCCTACCGGCGGCGCGACGAAGCGCTGCGAGAAATCGCCGTCGGCCTGACGATGGCAGGCATCGAACGCGGTCGACACTGAAGGCGGTCGACCGCCCCTGGGTAAGGAGTGTCGTGACGCCACCCCACTATACCGGTGCGCGGCATCCCTCGATGTCCGTGTCTTTCAGATTTGCAAAGACGCATTCACGCTCACGATGGAAGTGTCGCCGAAGGACGCCAGCGCGCCGATGAAACCGAAACGAAATGGCTTTTTCGATTTCTGAGAGACAGCGACATAGAGGGCTGCAGCGGCCCCGTGCCGGCCGCCGGCATCACATCGGTCCCCTACCCAGGGGCAACCCTCAGAACAACAAGAAGCCTTTGGGCGCCGCGGTCACTACCTCTTGAACGTCGATTTGTTCAGATGGCGCCCGCATAGGATGATCGATAAGATCATCAGTCCCCCAAAGAAATTGAGCATGTAGTAGGGTTGAAACTGGCCCCCCAAAGCTCCGAATAGCGCTCCGAATGTCGCACATCGTGGTTCGGTACACGTTCGCGCAAGAAGCGGGGCGGCGCTATCGATAGCTATCACGACAAAAACACACGCCACCAGTAGCTTCCAAAGGTCTGCTTTACCTTTGCGGCTTTGACTGAGAAGCGGCGATCCGTTTACGGCACGCACGTTGGCAATCCGGAGCAACAAAAACGCCGCGGCGGCTGTCAAAGACTGAGAAGCAAATACAAAGGCAAATCCTGGATGGTTTGCTTTGTAAAATAGGATGGTAACAAAAAAAGCGCCGAGAAGCAGAGTTGAAAACACGATGACCGAATGTGCATTTATCCGCGTCGCAACTCCTTTCCCATAGGAATACATCGAGAGGGCGGTAACGATCAGGGGAATTGGACCAATAGAAAAAATTGCAGTATTCATCATTACATCGGCTGAGTGGGTCCTTAAACGATTTTGAATTTCCACCTCATCTTACTGGAAAGCAAGCCGCCATTGACCGACGACGAGGAAGACCTGAGCGCAGTACTCCTTTTCCACAAGCGTCTTGCAGCCGGCGAGGAAGAACTCATCCCGTCGGAGTTCGTCAACCGTATGATCGACGGCGAGAACAAGGTACGGGTTTGGCGCGAGCACCGCGGTCTGTCGGCCCGCGACCTCGCCGAGAAGGCAGGGATCAGCGTCGAGGAATTGGCGCGGATCGAGGACGGCGAGCCGGATGGACATGCTGTAGACCCTATCGCCTCTGCCCTCCGACTAGCCGTCGATGATTTGAGGTAGAGCCGCCCCGCCGTGATTGCCACCTGACTTTACTCGGGAAGATCAGGCTCGATGTAGAAGACGAGTTTGGTAAGGTCGAGCAAGATCAAAATATGCCAAATCAGGACGAGCATACAGGCCATATTCACGAGGCCTTCGCTCACCGGTCCGTTGATCACCAACGGTTTGGCGGTGACGAGCACGAGCGCAGCCACAAACAGCCCAATCAAGAAGGATGAGCTCAGCCGGAGGTTTGCCCGTGACTTAGTCAACCCTCGCTTCTTGTACCGCTCCTCGATCTTGTTAAATTCCAGATGGATATTAGCGATCGACGCCAGAGTGATAGCAAGGATCACGCCAAGCAAATTTAAGATTTCCTGTCCGATGAAGCCTTTGAGAAAGCTGTTCTGATCGCTGATCCAATCGGGACGCGCAGCAGCAACAGCAATAGTCATCGCTGTGAATGCTACTAAAATTCCATAGGATAGAGCTTTTCCCATTAGAAAATACTGCCTATCGCGTCAGTTATCTGGCGGAGGAATGCCGCCACGCCTTTGGTATGATGTTCGATCGGCAGGGTAACCGACTTCTCATGGTGTTCCGAACTATACACACTCCCGTCGGTTGCGGTCGCGCTTAAAGAACCGGCGCCTCTTTCGGTATAATCGACGATCTCTTTGATCGGCTTGGCAGTGTGGTCTAACACGCTATCGCTTTCAAGCGTCGCCCGGACGTTCGAAACGTTGACTGTATCCCGCAGGGATCGAAGTTCATCTTGAAAGTCGCTAGCACTCTTGAACATGTTAGGCGCTGCGACGTCGAACGTGATGCTTCGTATCTCATTGTGATGTTGGTTGGCAAACCGCCAAAATGATGCCTCTTCCACGATTGGATATACCTGAGCGGCATAAGGTGCCGCTGGAATGGCATTCATTTGCTTTACCAAGGTCTGCAACACGGCAAACGGGCTGCCGACCTGGGCGTTGTCCTCTGCGGCTATCTTTTGACCGTCTTCATGCTCAGTTGGATCGATAGCCACAAAAGCAGCTTGCCAGTGGGGGTGCTCGGCTAACTCAAGTCCTTCACTGGGCGAAGTCCGCTCCACCAAGGTTCTTTCCCTTGCCAACCATCCATAAAGATAGTTCGACGGCGGAGCGATTGATCGCTCCGGGGAGTAAAAGAACGTCGATCCCCGATGTTGAAATTCATGCTCGGATTTAAAAAAGCGCCTGAGCCATTCTTCTCTTACAAGGGGACGGCCATCCGGTCCGGTCTCTGTGAAAAGATCCGGCCTCTCGGCAATCTTTAAGGATAGTCTGTACAGTTTAAGCTTCATATCTGTCGTCCTCGCGCGGGTTGTAGCACCCACTAGTTAAGGACAACCAAACGGCGTGCATAACATCGAAACGCCATCCGACTGCAGCCGTAGACGAGCGGCTCTCCCCGCGCCTGCGAAACAGTTGGAATAAATCCAACTAGTTGGAAAAAATCATCTTTTGCCAACTGTGCGATAGTTCCCCATAATCGAAACTCTCGCTGAGAGGTGCCTCACCGGGGACAACACTGAATGAAGAAGCGCGACAAAGCCCTCGACACCGTCGATGGAAAAGTTCTCGATCCTGTTGTCGAAAAACTCGTTCGTGCCTTCGCCCGGCGACACGCGCGGCAGGATCACAACAACTTTGTGCACGGGAGGGAACCTGATCCAGCCGACGAACTGGTCCCGACCGCCAAGAGCCGGTTGCAAACGGTAGTCCGCCTATCTGACGGGTTGGGCGGATATAAACTGTGCGATCCCGATCGAAAGTCGCTCCAAAGTTTCGTGGAGAGAGCCCGCAATGCAATAGAGGACGTGAAGGCAGGTTGCGACGACGATCTCGGGATCAGCAAGTTGCTGAAGCCTCGTTCCCGATCGACGCCCGATCACCCGCCGAAGACCGAGAAAGGGTAAAGTCATGTCAGTTGATCCCCTATTGCTGGCTTTCGTGCGATCGCTGGCTCGGGCTGACGCCCGGCGCGAGCGCGAACTCGAACTTATTCGCCAGGAAAATCGTAACCTTCTAACATTCATTCGGTCGCAGGCGAAACCTGACGACCAAATGAAAAAAATTCTAAGTGTTTTGGACCGCGATCAGGGGCTCGATCCGGTGATCGCATCGGCCATTCGCTTTCTCAGAGGGGAATGGGTTACCAGTTTGGGTATCCAACGGCCGAGGGAAAACGATCGTCATTCAGCGGAGAAAGACCGCGTGTACCTCACGTGGTCTGTTCCAGATGGCAACGGCGGATTTAAGCGATACCGACACGTTCCCGACCCCGACGCGGACGAAAAGAGAGATCAGCAACTCGATAGGGTCGTCGAGGATTTGAAAGCCGGCCGAGAAGATGAACTCGGCCTGTATACGTTTCTTCCGGGGAACAAGCCACCCCGCCGCAGCCGCACGAAAAAGAAGAGGCCAAAGGTCGACGAGGCGGAGTGAAGGCAACGCTGTGGAAAACGTTGACCCGCGACGCCTCGTCGAGGGATGCCGATCATGTTGCAAATCATGTTGCATGGATTTGCCGGGACCATTTTGAAAAGCCCGGAAATGCGGGGAATTTCTTTGCAACATGGTGCAACATAAAAACAGAACATCGCCCCGAGAGAAGCGCCGTAAACCGTTGAATTTCTTCAAGAAACTTTTGGAGGCCTCGCCCGGAATTGAACCGGGGTACAAGGATTTGCAGTCCTCTGCGTCACCACTCCGCCACGAGGCCTCACGCGGTCGAAAAATCGAACCGTGGCGGTCGTTTAGAACCATCCTA